TATCGACGACGAGGACCGGGATGCCGGCCTCCACGCACCGGGCCAGGAGCTCGAAGGCGACCGGGCGAAACGAGGGCGCGAGGTCGTCGAGGGCGCGGCTCACGGGAAGAACCCCAGCAATTTAGCGGCGGCGGCAAGACCCCCAACCGCCGCCGCTGACGCGCCCCCCGCAATGAGGCTCGCTCGATGTGGACTGCGATCTTCTAAGACCGCCAGACGAGACTCGACTTTCGAGGCACGGCCATTCGCCAGCCGCTGCAACCCCACGACCTCATCCAGCCGACCTCGGATAGGCACAAGGTGGGCTAGGAACTCGTCGCGAGTGAGGGGATCGGGCATGGGCTGACGCGAGTGCGAGGCTTACAGATCCGTCCGCGCCTCGAACGCCGAACCGGTCCACCGCATCACGAGCCAGTCCTGTGGATCAAGGTCTGTCACCTCAACAAAATGATCCGGCACCACTGCTCTATCAGATCCTGGCGGATACGGCGACTCCAGCGTAGCGACGGCGTTGCCGTCGTCGTCTAGCTGTACGAAACTTCTCATGATTAGGTGTACTCCAATACCTCATATGTCGTTCGGCCATTGCTGTCATCTGGCGTGGCAGCCGTCTGCGCCGTGACAGTCGTCGCGTTCGTCAGTGTGATAGTCGTCATGGCCTTGCTCAGGGCAGACATTTCAGTCCGCGTGCCGCCATTGAAAACGACAGACTTTCCGGTATCCACGGACGAGATCGTGGCGGTCCACGACGACGCGGACCCCGTGTGTGAAATTGTCCCACGCTGAACGGAGTTTACGACCGAGGTGGCTGTAGTTGTGACCGTCCGGTTTGCTAGCGGTACCTGCGTCCACAGTTCGTTCGCGCTCACGCCCTGCTTCATGGCGTCACCCGCATCACGTAGCCGCTCAAAACGATCACGTTCGTGGTCGCGGCGAACGCCTTAACCGTGAGTGCCGCGCTCCCGTTCCCCAGGAGGATCAAGCCGTCCACCACTAGGGTTAATCCCGTTTTCGTGGTGATGGTCTGCACGATATTTTGGTCGGGGGCCGTGGCCCCACCGAACTCAATGGTGAGCAGCACATCTGCCGAGTGCGCGTTGTAGGCCCAGACCGAGAGGCGATCCACAATCGTCGCGCTCGTGCCGGTCGTATGGATTAGCGTTCCGGCACTGGAGGTCGCTGCGACTTTGACCCCCTGCCCCTGCGTGCTGCCGGAAAACGGGATCATCGCTGTGGCATTTGCCATTAATTCACCATCACTTCAATTTGTAGATAATCGACTGATTCAACGGCGGCGGGCGCGGTCGATCCCCACACCGTGCCATTGCTGGTCATCAGGTTGCCCGATGTCCCAGGCGCGAGGAGCGTAACATCACTGGTCCCGGCGCCCAACATCACGGTATTGGCGGTGATGGTCGCGATCCCCGTACCACCAGATGCCACCGGCAGCGGCGTCGAGAGCGTCATGGCCGCCGCCCCGATGGTGCCGGTCAGCGTTGGGCTGGCGCTCATTACAACATTGCCCGTGCCAGTGATGGCGTTGCTCACCAGCCCCTTGCTACCATCGCTGAACACCGCCACGCTCGCGGTCAGCGTAGACAGAATGGGCTGCGCGGTCAGCGTCGCGACTCCCGTGACGCCCAGCGTGCCGCCCACGACCGCGTTCCGCGTAAAGAACCCGTCGCGTGGGCGCGAGGCCGCGACCTTCCCGATATCGTAGGTATTGTCGGTGAAGAGCAGGTCTTGCGTGATGGGGTTCGGGATCGCTGCGACGACCGCCGCCGTGGCTGCCAAGATGAGCGTCGAGGTCGTGTCTGCCACGCCCACGACCCTAGAGTTCGTCGGGGCCGAGGTCACAATGGCCCCCGGCGTGGCACCGATGTAATAGGTGCTGCCGACCACCACCGACGAGGCCGTCGTCGCAACGCCAGCGAGCCGGATCGTGCCAGCCGCATTGATCGCAATGGCGCTGACGACCATGCCGATGGACTGGGGGAGTGTCGAGGTCGGCGTGGCATCCGAGTCGGTGAGATACCACAGGCCAGCCGTGAGGGGTACGCCTTCGCCAGCCGAGGACAGATAAACCACCTGCCCAGCCGTAACCGCCTGACCCACCGTGCCTTCAATGTCCAGGTTGACCGCACTCCCCGGCACCGCCAACACATTGTCCTGCTCGCGGATCAGCACATCGCCAGAGGTCTTGTAGATGAACTTATAGTTGCCGCCTGCCGACAGATAGGCCGTGTAGCGCCCCGCGCTATCCGCAACGATGGGGTTCGCGTTCGCCACATTGACGGCAGCCGTGGTGTAGGTCGCCGAGGCCGTGGTCGTTCCGGCGAGGTAGGTGTAGATCTTAGCCCCAGCGACGGCAACGCCCGTCGCATCGAGTACGACCTGGAATGGGGTAGGTGTGAGTGTGCCTGCCATAAAGTCCTATGTTCTACAAGAAACGGGCATGAGATGCTATCGAGCGAGTACGTCTGCCATTGACCCAGACTCCGAAGATTGACGCTGCCGTCGTTTGTCACTAATTAGATCGGATATGCTCCCGGCCACGCGTACTGTCGGAAGCAGGTCGCGCATGGTCTTGAGCCGACTCTCTGATTGTTGTCTATCATGACTTGGAAGCATCGACACACCAGTGCCGATAGCCGTAGGAGCCATAATCGTATCCAACGCTATTGGGATTGCTGTTTGTGAACGTCTAATCCAATCTTTCAATACTTGTAACGCAGTTCTCGACTCCTCGGCAGGTGCATTCACCGAAGTCATTAACGACTTGAACAAGGCTGGGTCTTTCATCGCGTCTACGAGGAGATTGTCGCTATGACGATTCAGGTAACGAGCCATGCCGCGCTCTGCTAGACCGGCAGCCTTTGCCGTTGTCTGTAGTGTTGCCCCAGTGCCTTGCGCGGCATACGCGCCACTGCGAGCGCCCAGGAACCTCGCCAGGAATGTAAGCGTAGACTGCACGCGCTCGATACCCACCGGGAGCGGTGTATGGTCGCCAGGGATCGTCGGGTCTAGTTTCCCAGACGCCCTCTGGGCATTCCTAAGATTTCTCGCGATCGTATCAAGCCTGCCCATCTCTGCGTCTGAGAAGAGTTCGGAGAAGACGCGACGTGTCTTGTCCTGATTCAGGAGTCCCAGTAATCTCTTCCCGCTAATGACTCGATTGCCAGCTTCGTCTACTGTCGTCCCAGGATGTAAGGCATACTCCATCACCCCGGCCCTGAACTCCTCCATGTCCTTCGCTGCGACACGCTTAATCTCACCGGCGGGGGTGGATGACTCCATAGCGCGTGCGATGGTGGGTCGTAACTTTATGAGTCTCTCGCCCCGTTCCAGGGCACTTACGGAAGCCTCTAGTCGCTGCTGCAACCCTGGATGTCGCCCCAAGAGTTGCGCGTTGTTCCGCATGAAGGCGCTTGCCCCAGCGGCAGAGTAACTGCCACCTGCCCCAGGCCGTGCAGCCGCGAGGAGCCGTTGCTCTAGATACGCTTCAATGGCATCCGTCGCTCCAGCGGTATCGCGACCTCCGAATCCGACGGCTGCACGTAACTCGTCATCTCTCACAGCCGCCTGTGCATTGCCTCGACCGCGAAGGGCCACTTCGAGTATCTCAGTCGGGGCGACTCGTTGCTCTCCGGTCGGAGCGTAGCCCAAGAGATTCCCGACTTCTCCCTGCCGAAATGCTGTATTTAACGCCTTGGTATACTCTCTCGCCGCTTGTAACTGCGGAGCCACCGATGTGGGACTATCAGCCGATCCCAGCAAAGACTCCCAGGCAGCATCGCCAAGTCTTCCAGCAATACGTGCGCGATTGCCGTCGCCAGCGGCTCTCGCGGCTCGCTGTATTTCTCGCATCTTCGAGGCGAACCCATGTATCTCTCGCAGCGATTCGCTTTCCGCAAAGAGTCGCGTGGGTCCATCCGTTGCACTCGATACCAATTCTCCCTGGTCGCCGAGCACTAAGGCATCGCTCGGCATCTCGCTCGTGCTCAGAAGATCCCTTGCCTCCTGTGGCATGTCTTTATGCTGCGCTCGTGGCAATTCCGCAACAAGCTCGTCATAGGTCGATGCAATGCGATTCGTGCTGAGACGGACATTCGGGACGTTCCAGAGTTCAGCTTCAGTTATTTTGGACGCTCCATACGCATCCATGACGGCCTTATAGGTGACTTTCGAGGCTTCTTCCTCGGACATGCCAAGCCCTAACCGCTGTATCTCATCCTGCGCTTTGTCTATTGCTCCCTGAATCTTCCATTCCAACCCGCCCGTATCTGCTAAGTCCTTCGCAGCGCGACCAAGTGCCTGTTCCGATGCTTGCAACTGCGCTCGATAGGCAGCTATTGTCTCAGACGACCGAGAGGCAATCGTTCGTTCAAGGGCCAAGATGTTTTGCTCGCCTGTCTGCTGGGCAGATGTCAGACCGCCGATGGCCTGTTCGTCTACTAAGGCCGCAGCGGCAGAGGGGTCCGCTGAACGCGCCTGGAGTTGCGCCGATGCCCTCGTTCGTCCACTCGACTCGGAGAATGGAGCGACCCACGCCTTCACACGAGATATTCCACCACGAGTAGACTTAATGGCCCCTCGAATGATCATCCTACGGAGTTCCGAGAGTGCGAGCACAGAACCAGCGCCAACACCGCCTGTCAGTCCTCCGCCAAGTTCTCCCAGTGCCTGATACTCTTCCCCTGCGAGTTCTCTGCCAGCGCCAGCGCCAGCACCAGCCGCGAGTTCTGTGCCGACCGCCGTCTTCCAACGATTCATAAATGGAGTGGCGATTGCCCGAGCGACGGCTGGGACAACCCTACCGCCCGCTAGCAAGGCCACGCGACCGGCTCCTCCTACGACCCCTGGAACGGTACCAAGCGCCATGCCCGTAGACTGTGCAATGTTCTCAGTAAATCCCTCGGGATCTCTTTCTGGGATTGGCGTGACATGTCTCACTATTTTATCGAGAGACTCTGCTCCTACGCCGAGTGTGGCTCCGCGATTGATGCCGCGATTGAAGAATGCTACCGGCCCTTCTGGTGCAAAGAAACCACCAGACTTCTCGGCCTGTGTCTTCTGTTGAGGGGTGATAGGGATATTAATAGATTCCGGCCTCCGCGTGGCAACTTTAACGTCGTCCTCAAGTTGCTTTCGCTGGCTGGCAGTGAGCGGAGTTCTGACGTAGGTTTGTCCCATTACGGATCAACCCTTGCTGGACGTCCAAGCGAGTTAATGGTCCACCTCTCCCCCTTGTGTGGTCCATCCTGAAACAAGGTGACCTGGCCGAATCTTAGGTCTTCCAGGTCCGGTGGCGGCACGTCTGATACGGGACTTGCCTCGGCAGTTGCGCTGTCATTCGGCACTCCCAGTAAATCCAATACTTGGAGTATTGAACGTACGTCATCTACGTTCCTCTTAGATTGGAGTTCCATCCGCAAGACTGTATCTATCTCCTTGAACTTCAGACGGACAAAGTCTGGGCTTCTGAGCCTTCCAGTAGACATGTCGAGACTTTTCCTAATAGCCTTCCTCTCTGCGTCAGGAAGTCTCGTATTCTTCTGTAGCGCCCGCGTAATGGCATGTTCTGCGAGATCTATCGCAGCAATGTTACCCATTGTCTTTTCGGCACCACCGAACACAGGACCGACAAGCCTCGGGAATGCAGTGAGAAGACCAGTCGTCCACATATCAGCTCGTGCATGCAATGAATCTGCTTGCGAAATGGTATCCAATCCAAGCAATGACATAGACGCGTGTAGGTCAAGATCGCCATTCGCATCGTAGCTAAGTACAACTGGCCGGGATTCCTCCTCGGCCGCATCCAACTCTCTACCTTTTAAGTCCGCAGTCACCAGATTGTGTCGTGCTGTCTCGACGCTAGCGGCCGTTTCGCTCAGCCTGAGTTGCAGCGCATGGAGTCTCTCAAGTTCTGGCTCGTCTCCACGCGCAGATGCTGCGATAATCTTCTCTTCCAGCGTTAGTGGTTTTCCAGGCCCAAAGGCCACGGGGTTATTCTCCCCGTCGTAACGTCTGTCATTCAGCCCAAGGGTATATCCAGGCTTCTTAGCTACGCCAGCGAACCGATTGAGCACCCCTCGTATCTCGCTAGGGTCGCCAGTAGCGACGGCTTGCTCGAATATGGTTAGCATCGATGGAGGCAGACTCCCCTTAAAGAATCCAAGGGCTTCAGGAACCGCTCCGACAAGCCCCTCGTCTGACATGCCCAAGAGGACGACGGCTGTCTCCTTCGCAGAGGCAATGGTTGCCTCGTGGTTGCTTTTCTTCGTAGCGTTGGCGCTTTCCATGGCCGCGACATAGGGCAATATTGCCTCTAGGGAGCCATTGGCAGTCCCTTCCTCTAGGAGCTTGGCTGGATTCCAGAGGAGAAGACCGCTCGCTTCCATTGTCTGGTATGGGTGCTCGTCTATTACAGGACGTTGACTCGGTAGCATCCCTGGCGGGGTCGGCACGTCTTCCATCATCATGGAGCCGTCCGCTTCTGTCTGATAGGTCGGCATTGGGCCGATCTGAGTATCCCGGTTTGTACTTCCAGAGAAGGCGCGCCTGCCCAAGGCCGCAGCACGCTTTCTTTCATTGAACTCGTCTTCACCGCGTGACCATAGGATGTCGGCCTTCGCACGATCTTCATCAATACGCGCCTGCGCCTTCGCCTGCGCCTTTTCATCCTGCCAGCTCTGGATACCCTGGGAAACGGCGCTCCCGACGTTCTGGACCGCTCCACTCCATACCTGCCCACGCTGCCGTGCGGCTTGTGCCTCGATCTCTCCAACGCGGGTTAGGGCTTGGGCTTTGGCTTCGTCGCCCTGGCCCATGAGGTCAATGATCGACCCGACGTACGGGTTTTGGAAGGGTTCGTATTTGAATGGTGGCATGGGGTTATACCGGCGGCGCAGTCGCATACTGCTCGGTGAAGCGGTCGGCACCTGTCTGACGCCACTGGTTATAGCTCTGCACCCAGCTCTGGAACTGGTTCTGGTAGTCCTGCTGCGCCTGATTCGCGTTCATCATGTATGCGGCCTGATTCGCGGCGGCGTTCGTGGCATAGGCGTTCTGTGCGTTCGCCTCATTCGTGTCATACGCACGCTGTCGAGCGTTCTCGTTCACGCCGTAGGCATTCGCACGACTCATCTCATTCGCGCCATACCCCTGAAACGCATTGGCGGCATTGACATCGAACGCACGCGCTCGGTTGGCTTCGTTGGTGCCATAAGCATTCGCGG